CAAAACAAGGCGACAGTACAAACTAAAAATACTAATAATTTTCGAGATATTAACTTTCCAATCCATAAATCTAATGTTGCTTTTAATTCTTTCATTTTAAAATCGCTTCATCTATTTCTTTTATATTTATAATAATCCCTCCAATACCTATAACCGTATCTCTATTTAAAAATCTTGGATATTTAATAACATCACCTTCGTACCAAGTTCCATTTACACCTTCCCACTTTTCTTTAAACCTTATTGGCTTCTTTTGTGTTTGCACTCTCCTGTCATTTTTTCTAAAAGTAGAAGCTACATCTGATGAGAATATCTTGAAATCTGTTTCACCAATATAATCTTCTTTTGTTTTATTTATAGGTCTTAATATTGCTTTTTCATACTCATCATTTAAAAATAACATAATACCATTAGTGTCTTTTAACCATATAGGTACAGGTACGTCTGAATGAGAAGATTCGAATATTAACAACTGATTTCTTAAATGCTGTATTTCTTTGTCTTTTCTATGTACGTCTGTTTTTAGATTCTCAACAGTACGTTCTAAATCATCTAATCTTATTCCACATTCTTTTAATGTTTCTTTATTAGAATCTAATAAGTCTTTATAAACTTTTATTAAAGAAGAAAATTCAGTTTCATCTTGTTTTCTATTACCTAGTTTATATGTAAGAAAAGAAGCAGCCCCGCCACTAAATAAAGCTGCTGCTATTGTCGCAATCATACTATCCATTACATATTATTTTAATTCTCAATCTCTTAAAAGAGTAGTTAATTTTTAAATTTATCTATTTCTTCTTGTGTCATTATTGATGCTACGCAATGAAACCCTGTTTTATTAAAGCCACTTTTCCATTTGCTAACATCTATAAAATCAATAATAGCGACTAATATTTTACCTGTAATAGTTAGCTTTTTTAGTTTGATGTTTCGACCTAATGCACTTGATATAGTTTCTCCTAATACGCCAAAACTATAAGCGTTTTCTTTTATTAAAAAATAGTTCCATAGTTCTCTGAATTGGTAATTACCAAAAACATCAACGTTGAACGCTTTTTCAAACGCTCTGTCATCAATTAGTTGATACCATTTTCTACGCTTAACATCTTTAACCATTAAAAAGATTAAGTCAATTAATGATAGTATCGCAAATATTATTAATGCTACTATTGAAAGTATTATACTAATCATTTACCTCACTTCTAAAATCTTCGTCTGTACGCAAACGCCATTGACCTACATCTATTCCCCAAGGTGATTCTTGACTTCTCTTGTGTAAAAACATTAGTTTAAGTTCTAAAATATCTTTTTGCGTTCTAGTTAAATCCTCTAGAATTTGTGGTGCTATAAGTTGTGTAAACCCATCAATTTCGGCATATCCAAATGTATGAAGTGACCAATCTTGCTTTTGTTCTACTGCTACTAATGTTTTTAATATTGAAAAAACTCTATCTCCATTTTCATCTAAAATATCCTCACCAGCTTCATTAAACTGATATATTTTTTTTTCTTCATATATAGCTAAGTCCGTTCTAACTCTGTAAGTCCGTTTTTGATTTATAGTATCGTCTTTTACTACCTCTATAACACCGTGTAAAAAGCAATCTTCATTGTCGAAAGATTTTTCTACTTTGTCGTTTGTTATAATTGCTAAGTCTTGTTTTTTTATTGTGTATTTCATATTTAATATATTAAGATTCTTCCCAAATTAATTTTATTTGCCCTCTAACTGTTTTGGTCGCTAAGGTATCTTGTTGTGGTCTTACTGCTACAAATAGTCTATGCGAATTAGTTAAGCTAATATCTCCCATATCTAACTCATATCTATCATAACTTTGTAGTGATGTGTCTGGTGAAACAGGTGAAAAAGTGCCACTATATAATTTTGTAATTGTCGTGGTATTAGCTTCTGCACCCCAAATTTGTATATCGATTGCTGTGTAAACACTATCATATAAAGCACTTAACACTAATTTTTTTAAGACTGAATTTGGTTCTAAGAGAATGAATCCGTAGTAATTAGGAATACTAGGGTCAGTTCCTGTTCCTCTATTCCAATTAAGAATTTGTGCGCCATCTTCTGAATTATAATGACCTACCCATCTACCATCAGAGTGAAAATTTATTTTTCTGCCAAAAGTCCATTCTTTAGTAATTGCACCACTTGAAGGGGTTTGAAATTCTACCTTTCCAGATGTATCTGTACATACTAAAACGTCACCTATGTTTGGTGTTACTCTGTTGCCATTTGTACCTAAGTCAAATATTACGTTGTTTTCTCTAGCGTCTATAATTAAAGGGTCACCAGCAGCACCATCTGTATAAACTACATTTGCAGATGTTGTACTACCTATGCTAAACTTTTTTCCACTAACATCTACAATGTCATTATCAATAACTATATAATTATCTCCATTAATATCACTAATTTCTAAAAACTGCCCATCTTCAAAATAAATATATCTTTCGCCAGTGAAATTTATATCTGCATTGAACGTTTTTTCTCCTGTTATGGTTTGTGCTGTCGAAAGTGTTACATAAAGAGTATCAAAATACGTCTTTAAAGTACTTTTAATTAAACTCCATAAGCCTTTTTTAGATGTACCTGTTGGATTGCCACTTGTATCACTTACATCTACTATATGTAATAAATCAGCATCATCAATGCTAGAAATATTACCTTTATCTGTTAATCTTTGGTCTGCCATTAGTTAAATATAAAATTGTTATTATCTTGGAATATAAAGTTATTACCATTTTCAAAGATGTAGTTTATTGCTTCTCCTGTTATTACTTCTAAATTATCTAAATACGGACTTTCTAATTCTTCTGCACTTTCAAACGTTAAATCGTAACCAGTAAAATCTTGTTTTGCACCACCACTATTAATGTTTAACGAACTTACTTTAGCACCGTTATATAAACCACCTAATTTTAAAGAACCATCGTTAAATTCGACAATATACCTAAAATCAAAATTTGTTAATGCGTTTAATTCATTAGTGGTAAATACATTTTGTTTAAATAATCTAAAACTAACACTTTGATTAAACACAATACCGTTTTCATCATTCGTTATGCTTTCAGAAAAATTACCGTTTGCTATTTCAAACTTATATAAAGTTGATGAACTTGATGCACTTACAACTGTTTGACCGTTAAGAATAAAAGTTTGGTCTGCATCATAAGAAAAAATATAAACGTTTTTTACACCGCCTATATTATTTCTGCAAAGTATTTCCTTTCTTCCGTTTGTTAATACGCTCATCAATCTGTTTTAAATAGATTTCTAACTTTTGTTTGTGTTTGTCTTTAATTTTGTATTCGCTTTTGTTCATTTACTCTAATTATAAATATTCGCCATTTGTACCAGAACCACCACCAGGATACATACCACGTTTTGGTCTTTCGCTTATTGGTAAATACCAACCACTAATTGTTGATACTTCACGTGGATCTACATCATAATCGTTTGGTTGGCTATCGTCATATTCTGGAATGTTTTTATCACACAAATAACGTTCCATGCGTTCAATATAAACATCAGCTTTGCTTTGTGCATTTTTTGCTGAATATTGTATATCTTCTAAATTAGATGGTGATGCGTTTTCTGGACTGTTTGTGAAACTTCCAGTATTCATAGCTAATACTACACTATCACGTAAATATTGTGCAAATACGCTATGCCATAACACAGGTTTAATATACTTATTGTATAATTCTAAATAATCATCTGCTAAATTATTTGTACCACCTTCATTATAGTCTGTTACTATCTTTTCATATAATGCAGTACCTAATGATGGTTCTAATATTAAAACCTCAACATCAGTAAGTAAATGTATAAATTTATCTACATCAACATTACCGCCCATTGACGTATTTTGTTTTATTTCGTATGCTGTTATTAAACCCATATTATCTATTATTGTGTGGTTTTACACTAACGTTTGTATTATTAGTCGGTACTTTATAACCTTTACGTCTTGCATCTGATGTACTGATTTTCTTAGCTAATGGACTATTAACATCTACACCACCACCACGTTTTAAATATATTTCACGTTGCCATTGATGTTTGCAAGTTCCGTTTGGATATTTAGCACTCATTTTTCCGCCACCTTTCCAAAGCCAAATTGAATATGAATTAGAGCCACCTTTTCCGAAGCCATCATTAATACCGCTGCGTTCCATTTGTAATATATCTTCTTTACGATATAACTTGTTTGCAAACATCATTTTACGACAAAATTCACGTTCTGGTAACGGATTCCCAACGTATCTATAACGTATTGCTATATCTTCACTATCTTGTTCACTTTTTGCGTTTGGTCTAGCAACACCAGTAGATGTGGCAAATTGTATGCTTTCATAAATCAAATCATCAGTATCATAATCAACTTCATTTACCGCTAATAAAAACCAATCACGCTCTGGTAAATCTTCACCAAATGTTATTAAGTGTTCCGCTAATTCTGGCGTTGCTTCGTTTTCATCAGCTAAACAAATATGTTGTGATAATTCTACTTCTTCTGATAAATTTTCTACTGCGTTATCTTCTACCACTATTTCTTGTTCAACTTCTTCTGTTACATTTGCATAACTATCACGTAATGGTAAAAACTCTAAATCTGTTTCTAAACTTGCTAACTCTAAAGCTGGTTTAATAGCATCTAAAAATTGTTCTTGTTTTGGTGATATTTGATAATCTTGTAATAATTTAGATGCCACATTTAATTCATCTGCATTAGAACCAAAACCAGTAGCACTAGACATACCGAATAGTAACGGACTTGTTACACCATGTGCAGTTATTAATTGATATTTTGCATCTTCACGTAAACTTTCCCATTGATTGTGTGCATCATTAACATCTAATTTTTCTATTGTTACTTCTGCATCTTTACCATCGTTAAATGATAGTATAAATTTACCAGCGTTAGGCGAACCTGTTAATTTTTGTTTAATACGAAATTCAATATCAGCTTTTTGTTCATCTGATAAAGCACCGCCATTATTCATGTTGATTACATAACCAAAACTAAGACCGTTCTGTATGTGATTAATACTAAAGTTTGATATTTCTTCTTCTATTTCTGCGTATTGCAAACCAGCCATGTAATCTGGATAACTAAAATAAAAACAACCACTTTGATACGGTTTATACAAAAGTATCATTTCTTTTTCAGTCATTTTACCTTTAAAAATAGGCATTGGTTGTGGTCTGTATTTTTGTGTGTTAGACCAATCAAAAGAATAAAAAACATTATCTATTTGACCTTTGTCGTTAGCTTTTTCCATTGCTAATTTATCAACTGGGAAATGTTTCATCATTGCAATACCACCACCAACAGAACGTACTAATTTAATGGCAAACATTCCGAACAACTTACAATCTTTTAGTGTTTTACGCTGTTCTTGTTTGCTAAATAGTTCGTTTAATTCATCATATAGATCTGTTTGTCCTTTTTTTACGATACCTTGACCGAATAAAAGATTGCTATAAACATTTATTATGCTTTCATTTGTTGGCGAACCGTTGTATCTGTCGATAACGTAATTAAAAAAACTGTTATCTTTTCCATTTGTCACCCATTTACGACCATAATTTTCTTGTATATCTGGTTTAACGTAATTAGATAATTGAAATAACTGTATATTACTATTAATTTTACTCATTTGTAAAGTATATTTTACCTCTAAATAACACGTTTAACGCACTATCTATAACTTTATATGTATATTCATCACCTTGTTTGTAATCTGCACTAATAGGTATCTGTAATTGATTCATATTAGCTTCAATCTGTGATTGTGTTTTAGTAACACTAATTGTACTAGATGTATTATAATTTTCGTTAGTTAATATAACATCATAATCATCAGTAACGCCATAGTCACGTAAAACAACGTTTATATTTCTACTTCCTGTTAATGTTAGAACTCTCATAATAATATAACAATATAATCAATTTTTTGTTTAATAAGTACAAAAAAACCCTATAATAAAACAGGGTTTTTAATCAATTAAATCAATATGAAAATATAAACACTACGGATTAATGTTAGTAGCACTTACAATAGCATCTAATGCTGTTATAGTTGCTGCATCTAATGATGGTGCTGGTAATACTTCTGTACTTGTTAAAGTAAGGTTATAACCGTTAAATTCTGCTTTAGCACCACCAGATTGTATATCACCCGTTGCTACTGTACCATCAGAAATACCTTGTATTACACGCCTACCATCACGAAATTGTATTACAACCAATGGTCTTGATTTTACTATTAATGCTAATTCATTAGCACTTGCTGTTGTTTGTTTCTTTAATGCTACTGTTAGCACTTGTTCATATACAGATGTACCAGCGTTCTGGTCTGCTGTAAATGTTTCAACAAATGTATTACCATCTGCTAAAAGTTCGTATTTAAATACCTCTGTTAAAGCTACGTCTATTGCTGTTGCTTCACCAGCTGCTACGGTAAAAGCATCTTCCAAATAGTCTGCAAGATAGATAGCTTTTATGCCACCTATCGCATCTCTACATGGTTCTGTTCTTCCGCTTGTTAATGCACACGCCATATTATTATTATGTTTTTAAAATAAAAAAGGTGGCAGTTTGCTTTTAAACGTACCACCTTAGTTATCGGTTAATTAATTATTCTTAGTTAGCTACGTTTGTAATACCGTATGTAATTATATCAGAAACGTTACCGTACTGAATACCATCACCCCATTCCATTACAACGTGTACGTTATCAGAACCATCAATCATTGATTGGTCAAGTAAACGAACTTGTGAACCTAAAGCTAAATCTTCGATACCGTACCAAAGAACACCACTACCAGTTGCTACCATAACATCGTCAGATAAACCAGCACATTCGATAAGTGGCACACCTTGAAAAGTCATTTGTGCTTCACGTTCATTATATAAATCTGCTGCACCTAAAGCCGCTTGTGCTTGGATATAGAATTTCTTAGCTGCTGTTGATATTCTGATTGCAAAACCTGGCATATTATAAATTACTTTACCAGATGCATCTAATACTTTTCCTAATTCAGCTACGATGTTAGCAGCACTTAAAGTAGTACCCGCTACTTCGTTTGCAGCTGGTAAGTTAGCATCAGCAGTTAATAATGCTTCAAAACCATCAAATTCACCACCAGTAGCATTAGCACCTTGCCAAATAACATTTTCTCTCGATGCAGCAACGTTAGACGCTACTAATGCACCTAAATAGCTTTCAAAAGAACCTGTAAATCTTCCAGCACTATAAAGTGATTGCCATACTGGTCTATATGTCTTTTTACATAGTTTCATGTTTACTTCAAACTTTTCAGTTGTAAGTACTCTATCTGCAATAGTAATTGTACCGTTATCAGTAAAATCACACGTTGCATCTTGTACAATACCAGATAAGTTTACGTTTGGTACGTTCCATTTGTAAGGTACAGTTTGTACTACTTCAACACCACCGTTTTCAATAGTAGTTGGTGCAAGTAAAGCAGCAGAAATAAATCTACCCGCATCAGCACCAGCATAGTTAGAGCTGATTGTTTCAGTTGTTGCTAATTCAATTTTTGTTTTTTCCATTTTTCTAGTTGTTAAAATTAGCAAAAACACGTTCAGCTATTGAAGCTGGTCTGTTCTTACCGTATTTGTAATTATTGTTTGTTGTTTGTTTAGTTTCTGGTGTAACACTTACACTTTCTGTTTCTGGTTGTTTGTTTAGTTGTGCCTTTAATTCTGTAATAGCTTCATCTTTAGCAGCTAATTGTTTAGACATTTCTTCTTCATAAAGTCCCAGTTCTTTACGCAGTTCTTCAAGAATTTCAGCTTTTAAAGCATCTACATCAAATGCAGCATCTTCTTTAACTTCTTCTTCTTTACCATCTTCCATAAGTTCAACGGTTTCATCTTGTTTTACTTCTTCTGCTAATTCAATAGCTTCTTTAACTTCAACATCAGCAACTTCATCTGTCGCATCTGTATTTAATAAAGATTTAAAAGTATCACGTATTTCTTCCAATACGCTTTTTTTAACTTCTTCAGTCATTTGTTGTTTATTTAATGTTAATTTTTCTAAACCTAATAAAGCATCAATAGAAAACCCTTTAAAAGTTCCATTTGTTGCTTGTTTATATATTTCATCCGATACTTTAGCCATTGCAACCCATGTACCTTTTGAATATTTCTTACCGTATAATGCAGATTTATCTATCTTTTCATCTTCTACTTGCCAACTTTCAACAAATGAAACATCGGAAAGCTGAACCTCATGCTCTGCACTACTATTATTTTGATTACCTCCTTTAATAAAATTATGTGCTAACTTTCCAATGGTTTCATCTGTAAACGTTATATAAAATTCATTACCATCTATATTGCGATAAATCTTTTTATTTGGAATAAGCACAGCACCTAAAAGTAATCTCTTTTTTTCATCAATAGCAGAAAATTCCACTATTCGCTTTTGCTCTGAAAGTGCTATAAATTCATCTTCCATTGCTGGGTTTTCAACTAAAGAAATGCCGTAAACGCCTTCCGTTTCCCCCTCTTTAAATACTGCTTCGTAAACTGGTATCATATTAATATAACAATTTTTTAAATTATTTGTTTAAAATTGAAATAAATTTATTATATTGCACTTATATTTGTAATTGATTTGGGCATCTTTTACATTTTAGAATATTTTCATAATAATTGATTTAGTTAATTAGAAAGCACCAAGCATTAATTTGTTTGGTGTTTTTTTTTACCCTACTGTTGCTGTCGCTTGTGTTTGATTGTCTAATTCTTGTTGTGATGTTACTTCACTACCTACAACAAACGCTTGTATTGGTTGTTGATCTTGATTTAAACTATCTGCTAACTGATTAACGCCAGATGTACCTACAACATTAAACGATGGTGCTTTAACACCACCACCAGTACCACCGCTTAAAGATGGTTTTGTTTTACCACTACTATCTGTGCTTAATATTTTCGCTACGTTAGCAAACCCAGCAACACCAACAGCAGCAGCGTTTAAAAATCTTAACGTTTGTGATGGTGTAAAATCTGTTGTTTCAGCTAATGCTTTGTTAATACCTTGATATGTTGATAATACTGCTTGTGCTAATGCTATTGCTTTTGCACCAGCACTACCTTCTTCTGCAATACCTTGTAATGCACCAAATACATTTACAGCTGTATCTATTTTATAACTTGCTAACGCTTGTTCACGTCTGCGTTGTTGTTCTGCTAAACGTTCATCAGTTGCTTCTGCTAATAGTTTTAGACGTTCTTCTTCTGCTAATCCTTTTAATAATATATCTAATTTAGCATCAGATAACGCTTGTTGTCTTATTATTTCTGGGTCTGATTTCACATCATCAGATGATGGTGCTGCTTTTAAATCTTTTGGTCTTTTAGCTAATTCTTCTGCTTCTTTTTCTTTTCGTTCTCTTTCTGCTTTTGCTAATGCTGCTTGTTCCCTACTTGTAGTAACTAGTTCAGCACTTAATGATTTTTGCAACTTTAATCTTTGTGTTTCTAATTGTATCACCGCTGCTTTAGCTTCTGCTTCTGCTATTAAATCATCTTTATTAGAACCAGATAATTTATTTTCTTCTATAATAGCATCACGTCTTAATTTAGCTGCTTCTATTTCTTTATTCGTAATATCTTCGCTTATTTTTGAAGCTTCTATTAATGCTTTTTTCCTTTCTTCTGCACTAAATTTTTCTCTTTGAGCTGCCTTATCTCTTAGCTCTGCAATGCGTCTATCTGCTTTTGCTCTTTCTACGATTAAATCTCTATCAATAACATCTGCTTTTGCTCTGTCGTCTGCTATTTGTTGAGCTATTTTTGCTTCTCTGATATTTTCTTCAATAAAACCAGTTAAGGCATCTTTAGCATTGTTAATGCTATCAGCAGCTTCGTCAAAATTACCCTTAACATCAGAAACACCTTGTTTTAAAGCGTCAAATGCACCACTAACATCACCACTAAACAAAGCACCTAAAACCTTGCCAAGTGTTTTGACTGTATCTATAACAGTTTTTATAGGTAAACCAATTACATTAAATATAGAAGCTCCAAATGATTTTAATTTACTCATAGCTTCACCATTACCACTAAATAAATCAATTATAAAATCACCTAAATCTGCTAACACATCAACAACGTTACCTACAACAGTACCAATAACACCCATTAATTTAGCAAACTTATTTTGACCAGCTTCTGAATTTTTAAATGCAGCTATTAATGAACTAACAACAACAACAAGTAATCCAATTCCAGAAGCAGCAATAGCAGCACC